CACCATTAGTCCCAGTGACTCACAGTTACTGGAGACCAGACAATTCAATGTGGTGGACATTTGCAGATTCTTTGGGGTATCACCAGTGAAAGCATTTGACCTGTCCAATAGCAGTTACAGTACCATAGAAGCCACTGAACTGGCATTCTTGACAGACACACTGTCCCCATTGTTGGAAAAGATTGAATAGGAGTTTGAAAGGAAGCTATACAAGCCCAGTGAGAAAGACAGTATTGATGTCAGATTCAATACATCTGTATTACTAAGAGCTGATAAGCAGTCACTGGCAAATTACTACAATACCCTCTTTAATAACGGTGTCATGAGCATTAATGAAATCAGAAGAGAACTGGATTTAGAAGCGACAGATGGCGGTGATGCCCACTTTGTACAAGTGAATCTCCAGACCATTGAAAGAGCCACTTCATCCAGTCCAGAGAATACTAATACTATCAAAGAAAAGATTGATCAATGAAGGAAATAAGAAACACTAACTAGGAACTTAGAGCCTTAGAAAATGATTCCAGAACGGTTGAGGGATATGCAATAGTCTTCAACAGTGAATCAAACGATTTAGGGGGATTCAAGGAAATCATAGATACCAGAGCATTAGATGGGGTTATAGATAAGTCTGATATTCTTTGCCTTCTTAACCACAATGAGGATAAAGGGGTACTGGCTAGAAGCAAATACGGTGAAGGCAGCTTGAATCTGGAGATAGATGAAAGGGGCTTGAAATACATGTTTGAAGCACCTAATACGGCTCTGGGTGATGAGTTGTTGGAAGGCTTGAAGAGAGGTGACATTACCACCAGCTCTTTTGCTTTCACAGTCGGTAAAGATAACTGGGAGAAACGTGAAGATGGAAGTTATTTAAGAACCATAGTGAGCATTTAGGAATTATATGATGTTTCACCAGTTTACAGAGCCGCCTATGATGCCACATCAGTAAAGGCAGACACCAGGGGCTTGGATGCCATGAAGCAGAAAGAGCAGGAACTGGATGCATACTACAATGAACTTAGAAGTAAGATTAGACATGAACAGTGTGGAATTGATGGACAAGAAAGAACAGTTACAACTGAGGGCTGAAAATCTACTTAACTCTGTAGAGAAAGAAGCTAGGAAGTTGAATACAGATGAGGAAGTAGAATTCAATAGCCTACTCAAACAAATTGAAGATACCGAGAATGAACTAAAGAACAAGTTAAACAGTAACGAAAAACGTAATAAGACAATGGAAAAATTTTCTTTAATCAATGCGATTAACGCAGTGGTCAATAACAGAAATCTAGATGAGACTGCACAAGAAGTGGTGAATGCGGGTATAGCAGAAATGAGAAAGGCTGGACAGTCATTCAGTGGTCAGATTATCCTTCCAGTTGAGGAACGCGCAACCATTCAAGCAACATTGGACACACATGGTCAGGAAGTGGTAGCGGAAGATAAACTCAATATATTGGAGCCTTTAAGAAACCGTATGGTTCTTACCTAGGCTGGTGCCACCTACATGACTGGCTTGGTGGGTAACGTATCGATCCCCACCTACAGTGGAACAAGTGTGACATGGAAAGGTGAGGTAGCAGCCGCTGCTGATGGGGCTGGTACTTTTGATGAAGTGGAACTTTCACCAAAGAGACTTACCGCTTATCTGGACATCTCCAAGCAGTTCCTTATCCAAGATTCAGCCAGTGCAGAAGAGATGCTCAAGAATGACATTGTAAGGGCTTTATCAGAGAAATTGGAGTCTACCATCTTAGGCAATGTGGCTGGTTCCACTACCCAACCCGCTGGCATATTCACATTAATTGAAACCTCAGGTGCAGCCACCTATGCGGGTACTGTGGCAATGGAGCAGAAACTGGATGAGAACAATGCCACTGGTAACTTCTGCTACATCGTATCTCCAGAAATCAAGGCTTCTTTAAGAACTGCCGCTAAAGACAGTGGAAGTGGCTTATTCACCATGGAGAACAACGAGATTAACGGCTTGCCAGTGTATTGCACTAACAGTTGTGCTGGTGCAGTTATAGGCAACTTTGAGGATTATGTGATAGCCCAATGGGGTGGGATCGATTTAACAGTAGACCCATACACACAAGCAAACAGTGGTAAAGTTCGCCTTGTTATCAATGCCTACTTTGATGCAAAGCCCAGACGCGTTGAAAGCTTTACTGGTTTTCTAGCCACTAAAGTCTGATTTGTCTATTAATAAGTGGAAAAACTATGTATGTGACTTTAGATGAAGCTAAGAAACATCTGAATGTAGATGCCGACTTCACTGATGATGATGCCTATATCACTTCCTTGATTGAGGTATCAGAGGATTCAGTATAGCAACATCTAGACATAGTTTTGGAAGATTTGACTGACACTGGGGGTGATTTGCCCCCAGCAGTCAAACATTCCATACTTCTGATGGTGGGTAATCTGTATGCCAACAGAGAGCCAGTAAGTTATAGCGGTGTGGTCACGGTGCCATACACTATGGAGTATCTGATAGGACTTTACAAGAAATACTTTATACCCTGATGCAAGCTGGCTTACTGAAAGAATGCATTACCATAGAACAGCCCATCATTAGCCAGAATGTCTATGGTGCAAATGAATTGGAGTGGTCTACATTCATAGATACTAGGGCTTCTGTAAACTACACCTCTGGCAACAGAATGACTGCAAATAATGAAGTGGTCTGGTCACATCAAGTGAACTTCACTGTAAGAGTCTACCATGATGTGAATGAGAACATGCGGATAATCTGGCAAGGAAGGAAGTACCGCATCTTAGCCATTGAACCAGATAAGGACAAACAGAGACATACCATAAGAACCGAGTTGATCAATGAGTGATATAACAGTGGACTCTTCCAGAGTTGACAAATTGTTGGCTAATCTGGAAAATGAGAACCGATAGAAGATAATCACTGAAGCATTAAGAAGAGGTGGACAAACCGCTATGCAAGGTGTCAAGCAGTCACTGAGGGCTAAAGTGGGATCCGGTGCTTAGTCAATGGAAAAAGGCATTAGGCTAAAGGTGGATAAAGCCTATAGCGAGGTAACACTGCATATCATGGGTGATTATAGGCTGAAGTGGTTTGAGAAAGGCACCAAGCCCAGATACACCAAGGGACACAAGACCACTGGCTATCTCAGTAACCATCGGCTCAAACGTACTGGCAAAGGTGGCTATAGGGGCTAGATGGTAGCCACACACTTCTTTAAAGAAGGGCTTAACGAATAGGCAATAGGCACTGCAATTAAAGAATACATGGACAAATCATTAACAGACCTGGATAAGTAATGAGCAGCATACACATAGGAAAAGACATCTACACACTGCTTCAAACGAATGCAGACCTGGTGGCTCATGTGGGGCAAAAGACATACCCCATAGTAGCAGAGGAATCCACTACTTACCCATTCATCATCTATCGCAGAAGCAGCCTTACACCAGCCAGTAACAAGGATTATCGGTCTGAGTCGGTTTATATGGACATCTTTGTGGTTACTGAGAGATATGCCACTGGCATAGATATAGCGGAACTGGTGAGGGATGCACTGGAGAGAGGTGATTACAGAGGTACGAATGTAGAAGATATAACACTGGTAAATGCCAGTGAGGAATATTTAGATGATGCTTTTATTTAGAATTTAACTTTCAAAATTGATATATCATGAGCAAAATAAAAGGTGGAGACTTAATGCTATTCGTGGATGGCAAGTCAATAGCTTATGCAACCAGTCACACTCTATCCATTAGTGGTGACACACAAGACACAAGCAATAAAGATGAAGGCGGTGGAAATTGGGCTAGCAGTGAGGTATCTATATTGAACTGGACTGCATCCAGTGATAACCTCTACAGTACAGACGGTGAAGGCAACAACTTTGATGATCTATTTGATATTATGATTAGCAAATAGCCGATAGAAGCGGTATTCTGTCTGAAGAGCCAGATGAACTTAACCGATGTGCCTACTGGTGGATGGAGTACCAGTATACCCAGTTATAGTGGCAATGTTGTGATAACCTCTTTAGAGGTAAACGCGCCTAATGGGGAATATGCCACATTCACGGCTCAGTTTACTGGTGTGGGAGAATTAAAAAAAAATTCTAGCCAGCAGATGAGCCTAGAGAAATAATCATCCTTCAGATGTATAACCAACAAGCATGGACAGATGGACAAGAATACACATTCGCTGTCAAAGAGACTGATAAAGAAGGGTTGATAATCGGTGAAGAGGTAGTGTTGCTAACTGGCATAAACAGCAATTACAACAATGTACGAATCTATGGTATTGTGGTTAATACATCAAGGACAGGTAGATTAACCGTATTGGTTGAAAGAACAGTTATTCAGTGACAAAGATGGCACCTTATACTATCATGGTGTAAGGTGCTTTCTTAAACTATATCGGCAATGAAACTGACAATAAACAACAAAGACTATAACATTAAATACACCATCAGGGGGCTATTCATCTTTGAACAGATTACTGGCAAGCCCTTTGAACTAAGGACAGTATTAGATAACTACATTTTCCTCTATTCACTTTTACTGGCAAACAATCCAGACAATCCCATCCAATGGGATGAGTTTATAGATGCTCTGGACAGTGATTAGAACTTACTGGAGCAACTGATGGAAGTGGTCAGGGAGTACCAGAATAAAGATAACCTATTCAGTGAAGATGCCAGTGATGGTGAAAAAAAAAGCTATCAGTAAGTGAGTTGTATGCCATTCTGGTTCTTAAACTACATTACCCGCCAGACTATGTACTGGACAGAATGGAGATGTATGAGATAAGAGCCGCCATCAAGTATGAGTACTATGCCCATAAGGACAGTTGGGAACAGGCACGTTTCATAGCATATCCCATTTACCAATATGGAAG